GGTGCTCTACAAAACTTTACATCTCCTTTCTGGACAAAGTATATAGAGATACCTTTTTGTGGCACATATTGTATACCCACAGTTGTTGGTTGTCTAGATCCAACAGCATATAATTATAATGAAGAAGCTAACACAGATGATGGATCATGTGAACCTATAGTAGAGGGATGTACAAATGATTTAGCATTTAACTACAATCCAGAAGCTAACGTAGATGATGATTCTTGTGTAGCTCTTGTAGTTGGATGTACGGATTCCACAGCTTGGAACTACAATGCAGATGCAAATGAGGATGACGGTGCTTGTATATACTTAGGTTGCACTGACTCTTCAGCTTGTAACTATAATCCAGGTGCAAATGCAGATAGTGGAGGATGCACTTATCCTGATTTATACTACAACTGCAGTGATGTGTGTATAAATGATGCTGACTCAGATGGAATTTGTGATGAGCTTGAAATATTAGGATGCACTAGTGTAGCTGCTATTAACTATATGCCGGAAGCAACTGATGATGACGGTAGTTGTGTTGGTATAGTATACGGTTGTACAGATCCTACTGCTTTTAACTATGACGCTACAGCTAATACAGACAATGGTTCATGTGTGCCTGTAATATATGGGTGTATAGATAGTACAGCATTTAACTATGACCCAGCTGCTAACACAGATAATGGAACTTGTATAGAATTTGTATATGGTTGTACTGATACTACAGCTCTTAACTTTGATCCGTTAGCAAATACTTTAGATAACTCTTGTTGTTATCTTGGGGGTTGTACTGATGCTACCGCACTAAACTATGATGAAGATGCTTGCTTTGATGATGGTAGTTGTGTAGTTATAATAGAAGGATGTGCTGATCCTAATGCATATAACTATGATCCGTTAGTTAACTTACCAGATAATACCACTTGTCTTTATGATGCAGGTTGTATAGATGGTCCAGGTAATCCATATTGGTTAAATGACGGATGTTATGCTTGGGTAATAGATGTAGATTCTTATTGTTGTACTGAAGAATGGGATGCAACCTGTGAATCTATGTATAATATTTGTTTATTAGGTTGGCCTACTGATATAGATGAGTTATCAGGTAGTGATATTGTTGTATATCCTAATCCAACAGCAAATACATTTACTATAGAAACAAGATTAAATGTTGATGTACAATTATATAATATGATAGGTGAGTCTATAAATATAGATAATACTAAAAGAGTTGATTTATCAGACTATCCTAATGGTATGTATAATTTAATTATTACATATGACAAAATAAGAATAACTAAGAAAATAATTAAATTATGAAATATGTAGCAGCCTTATGGGTATTATTAATTGTAGGTTGTGGATTGTTTAATCCTGCAAAATATAACCCTAATCCAACACCACCAGTGCAAGATCATTGTGTTAAAGATTCAATTAGAGTTGACACAATAAGATTAACAAATGGTGTAGATCACATAATAATGTTAGATACAGTAAAAGTAAAATAATATGTCATATCATAATACATCAGGTTATAGTAGTCCAGCACCAAGCGGTGGTGGATCAATGATGTCTACTCCATCTACTACTACTACAGTTACTCCTGCTTCACAGCCGGCAACAACAACTACAGTAAGAAGGGGTGATCAAATAGGAACTTCAACAAGAGTTAGAAGAAACCCTAATCAAAGACCTAATGTTATGAGAACAGCTGGATTAACAGATAGAATAGTACAAAGCTCTAGACTAGTACCCAGAACTTGTCAATTAAAAGTTAAAGGTGTGAATGTATGTAATTTAAGTAAAGTACAACAAGCTCAGTTAAGAACTCATCAATCACATCATAGTAAAAAACATATTGAGTCTATGGTAGACCATATGAAGAAAGGTTGGAATTTTAATACATCACATTATATTGCAATGCAAACTGTAGGAAAATGAAACAATTAATTTACATATTATTATTATTATCTTTTACGATAAATGCACAAGATGAAAGTAAGTTTAAAACAGAACTTAAAAAGACTTTCAAGTTTTCTACATTTTATGCTGCAGTAAACGGTGGTACTTCTATTTCAGATCAGAATACATATTCTATATTAGATGGACTTCAAACCGATGTAATAGAAACTCCATTTGATTACGCACTAACCCTAGGTGTAAGAAAGATACAAAGATTTGGATACGAGAATAAAGCTAACACATTCAAGGATGGTACAGAAACATCATACTCTGATGCCGCTACTATTGGACGAACTAGAGGATTTGAGTTTTTATTTGAAGCAGACTACAGAAGACAACAGGGTGACTCTTATGTAGATCAACATCACTTCTTACGATACCTAGCAGATAGATGGGTTGTTAAGGTAGAGTATCTACAGGATGGCTTTGCTGATGTAGAGTACATGGAAGCATCACAACGATATAGACAAAAGATAGGTAAGAGACTTTCACTTACTGCAGGGACAGCACAAAGGATCTCCGAGCCTTATGGTTTTGATCCATTAGCACAGTGGGTGTTATCCAACGGGAACATACACTACACAAACCTTGCTTTAGAAGAAGGGTACACAATTGACTTTGACCCAACAGGAATAAGCTACTTAGACCCTAGTGGGACTGTCGTGGCTACAAGTACTGAAGTGTGGGAAGAGGTAGTGATCCCACAGATGCTTGATCAGTATGTAAAGTCTAGCAAAGATGCATTACCTGTACAATGGTGTTATTCTATAGTGGTTGGTGCTGACTATTACTACTACACTAAAAAGATCTGGCTACACTCATGGGCCAACGTACTTCCTTATCATCTTAATACAGGGGGAGAGTATTCATATCATAACTTTAATGGTGGTAATTGGATAGACTATTCTGGTGGTTTAATCTTTGGTTACAAGATCAATAGAAACCTAGGTATATTTATTGAAGGTAAATATAACAAGTACTGGAATAGGGACTGGCATGATTTCAAGTTTGGAATAAATTACATCATACTTTAATTTCTAGGTATTTTTTTGTATATTATTATATAACCAATAATATAAAAATATGAACTGGATTAACAGTTGGCGTGAAGGAAATAAAAAGAATATTGTTGACTTCACATTTAGATTTGGGACATTGACCCTATTAGAATTAAATTGGAACCCGAACAAAAGCTTCAGGTTTATAGTATTAAATTTTGGATTTGAATTATAAATGGCAACATTAAATACAACAGTATCATTAAGCAGTTTAACACTACTATCTGGCTTACTAAAGTTAGATACTAGTGCGCAAATAGATTATACATTTTCTGATGCAGTTGCTGATACAGTTAGTATTACAGGTTCACCTACAGATATACTTGGTACAGGACATTTAGTTAATAAGTATGTTTATGTAAAGAATAATGACACTACAAATTATTTAAAGCTTAGAGATAATGCTAGTAATATGTGGGGTCTTATTGAAGCAGGCAAGTGGGGGTTTTTTACAATCCCCTCTGGCACTGGTTTAAAATTTGAATCAAGTGCTGGTACAATAAGTATAGATTATATAATTTTTGATGCAAGTTAAAATTAGAATTATGAAAAAGTATCCAGATGATGAGTGCGATAAAACAATAGGTGTTTACTGTATGATAAAGGAAGATTTTGATAATAATATAAATGTAGAAAATGCTAAATCTATTAATAAAGAATATGAAGAAGCGGGTATAAATAACCCCAATATTTCTAATATACAACCAATAGTTGGAAGAAACAGATGGGTATATAAAAATTAACAATATGGAATTAGAAGGTTTAAAAAACGTAAAAGTATCAGCACATAGATCACAAATGACCTTTTGTGCAAGCTGTAAGAGTTGTCCAGCAATTGACATCTCAACTGAATCTGATAAAGTAGTGGTAGGAGGAGAAGAAGAAGGGTACACTGAATTTACTAAAGATCAATTTGAGCTTTTTATAAAGACAGTTAAAGAAGGTGCTTTTGATAGATTTTTTGAAAAAAAGTAATAACAATTAAAATATAAAATTATGCCAAATAGAATGCGAGAAGCAGGAATGTCCTACGGTGATGGAGGTTCCAAAACTAAAATGAAAGGTTTTGATGAAAGAATGATAGCTAAAGCAATGATGGCTGGTGGAGGAATAGAAGATCCACTAGTTAAAGGAAGCTATGGAATGTCTACAGACCCAACAAAAAAGCCTAAAGTAGCTAGAATGGGAATGAATGATAAAGTAGAGGTCAACACACCACAATATAAAGGTACTGCACCAGGAATGATAAGAACTGCTAGTAAAGGTTTAGAGGCCTTAGCTAAAGCAAATCCTGAGCTTACCTATAAGAAAGTTAGAAGAGGTTACGAATATTAAAATATGAGCTTGCTTAAAAAGATTTTTTCAGGGGCCGGAAGCAACCTGATAGAATCCGTGGGTGGTGTTATAGACAACCTTGTAACTACAGATGATGAAAAGCTAGAGGCTAAAAGAAAGCTAAAAGAGCTGATCATGAATCATGAAGCTCAAATGGAGAAGAACATAACTGACCGTTGGACGGCAGATATGAACTCTGATTCATGGTTAAGTAAGAATGTAAGACCTATGGTTCTTATATTTTTAATAGTGTGTACTATGTTATTGATCTTTATTGATGCTGGTGCACTTACTTTTACAGTAGAAGAGAAATGGACAGATCTTCTACAATTAGTTTTAATAACAGTTATTGGAGCTTATTTTGGAGGTAGAACTGCAGAAAAGTTTAATAAGAAAAAGAAATAATTATGGGTTATAAAAAAATAAATAGAAATTTTTTCAAGAAAAAAATACAAAAAGGTTTACCTAAGTATCAGAATAAAGGTGAAACAGGTGTAAGTAATGCTGCAGCAGAGGGAGTAAAAAATGTTGCGGACACTATAACACCTGTTATATCTGAATCACAAAATGTTTTTATGTCAGGTGATAGTGATGGCACAGGTAATGTTTATGATATGCCAACTGATAGAGGAGTAGACCCTGATATGTATATGGAAGGAGATGGTTTATCAGATGAAGAGAGAGCACTCTTGATTCAAAAACAATTGGATATGATGAATTTTGCAAATGAGAGTGCAAAGGCATCTGCAATGATGAATAATCCAAAAATGGGATATGTGCAAGATGTTAATGCAAATTTAATAGAGTCAGGACCTACAGAAAATGATATTATCATGGAAGCACTAAAACAGGGTAAAAAAGTTAAACTTCGTAAAGATGGTACTATTAAGAAGATAAAAAAGACTGGTGGTATAGTTAAAGGTAAGTTCTTAAGACGAGGTGGTATTACTGGTAGAAAATTCTTATAATGGCTAAAAAAAATTGGATAAAGAAGGCTACTGATAGTATTAAACGTAGAGGCACAGAGGGTGTTTGTACGGGTAGTAAGTTTGGTAGTAAGTCTTGTCCAAAAGGATCCAAAAGATACAATCTAGCAAAAACTTTTAGAAAGATAGCTAAAAAGAAAAAGAAAAAATGTGGTGGATCAGTAATGTTTTGTGGTGGAGAATATCACACACCAATAGCAGCAGCTGTGGGCCCTAATGGTGTATTGTAATGGCAAAGTTAAAACAATTTTATTTTAACCCTTCTATAAAGAAATCCCATGGTAGACATGCTAAAAGCAAAACTACATTCAATAAAGGGAGTAGTAATTATACTAAAAAGTATAGAGGACAAGGAAGATAGAGGAGACTATTTGTCCCCTCTTTCTTTTATTAATCCCTCAAGAATTATAAGATAGTTTATGGCATCTCCTATTTTTTCTTCTAACAGTTCATCTGAAGGGATCTCATCAGGAAGCTTACTTACAATGGTTTTAATACTTTCAAAGTGTTTACAAGCATACTCCCAAGCTACACCTTCTGGTGTATCATGAAAAGAAAAACCTATACCATTCTTAAATGATTGGAATACATCTAGGTCAGTAGCATATTCGTTCATTTTAACAGTATAAGTTTCTCTAGTTTTAGTGAACCTCTGTTCTAAAAGTTCAAAAAATTTATTTATTTTCAATTAAAATATTCTTTGTTCTTATTTTCCATTTCTTCTTTTGTAGTATACTTATAGTCAAACTTTGGCTCAACTTTTTCTGTATACTTATAATCAAATTTAGGTTCAAGTTTGTCTTTGTGTTTGTAGTCAAACTTTGGTGTTGTGTTTTTTTTCATAGTGTATGAATTAATTAATTAAACAATAATGTGTTAGAGTTCATCATCCCCCCAACATCTTTTTAATAACTTAGTTAACTTTAGCTCTACCCAAGTAATGGACTCTGCTAAAATGGTTAAACATAGTGCTGTTAACCAGAACAATATAATAATTAGTAGAAGTATAGATCCACTAGTAATCTTTATGCAAGATAATAAAAATAGTAATAGGTTTTTCATAATTTAAAAAATATATCTAATCTTATTCCAAGGTATTAATGTATCATGTAGCTCTGTAAATTTATTTATAAAATCTCTTTTTAAATAGTGTTTATATCTTATATTTTTACCTCCGAATTGTGATGTTTTGTACTCTTGTATTTCTTCTCTGCGTAAATCAACTTCTGTTTCTGGATGACGTAATAGGTTACTATAGTATTTATGTATCTCATGTGTTAAAAATATACACTCAGATAAAACTCCTTCTTTATTTTTAACATGTTTGTCTAATAAACAAAATAACTCATCATAGTCATGTAGCCATTTATCATAAACTATTATAGGACTGAAGTTAACATGTACATCATATCCTGCTTCTATGAATTGATCTATTGCCTCTATTCTTTCTTGTATTGTAGATGTGTTAGGTTCGTGTAGTTGTCTCTTCTTTTCAGGCATTAGACTAAATCTTATTCTTATTTTCTTATTTGGATTATACTTAAGTAATTCTTTATTTACATACTTAGTTGCTAGAGTTCCCATAGCAATATCATGATCTCTAAAAAAATTAAATATTGTTTTCCAATCATGATGCTTTAAATGTAGTGCAAAATCCTCATTACAACTTATATCATATGTAATATACTTTTCATGTGTTTGATTTGGCTTTTCTACTTCTAACTGTGCAAATGTAGCATGTGTATTTATTTGTGTTAATAGTTCTGATGTATTAGTAGCTATTGATAAACCTTTTGGTTTATTCCTTTTCATATAACAATAGGAGCATTCATATAAACACCCCCATCCAAAACTAGGAGATATAAAGTCTGAAGATCTTCCAGATGGTTTTATCTTCAGACTTTTTCTTATATCTTTAGTTATCATACTTTGTATTCTTCAAATGTATCATATTCTTGTGCTTCCATATCAGCATCCCAGTCAGATTCTATCTTTGATAAATCCCAATTATTATCTTTTTGATGTAATCCAACTTGACTTAATAGTTCTGCAGTCATAAACTCATGAAACTTTACTTGATCACTCATCCAAGTACGTGGGTGAGACTTCTTAAAAGAATGTGTAACATGATTGTAAAATGTCCATGCATTATTAAGATCAGCTGAGTAATGATATGATGGATCTTTCATTTCTGCTTTTATAACAGAAACTTGTGATGCATCAATAATCTCTTCATCTAAGAATAATCTTCCAACTAGTTCTGCCTG